AACGAGATCTGGCTGCCGAACAACCTGTTCATCCCCTACCCCAACCTGCGCATCGAGCAGCCGGACCCGAACACCGGCGCCGGCGGCGGCTTCGTCTACGACGGGCCGCGCGGCGAGGCCCGCCACCTGTTCGGCGGCAAGGTGGTGGAGAACCTGTGCCAGGCGCTCAGCCGCATCGTCATCACAGACATCGCGCGGCGGGTGAAGGCCGAGGCCGGCATCTGGCCCTGGCTGACCACGCACGACAGCCTCGACTACTGCGTGCCGCACCAGAACGCCGCGGAGTTCGACGCCTACCTCGACCGCCAGTTCGCCATCCGCCCGTCCTGGGCACCCACCCTGCCGCTCGCCAGCGAAGGCGGCTGGGGCTTCACCCTCGCTGATGCTGAGAAGGCAGTGAATCCGCCATGGACGCACTCGATGACATCCGCCGCCTGATCGCTGAGACCGAACAGGAAGTAAAGAAGACGGCAGTGAAGAAGCGGTGCTGGGGAGTCCACGCTTGGACGCCATGGGTCGATGCGCCGATGCGGCAGGAGCGTCGGTGCACACGTTGCAACAAGTTGCAGCAGGTCGCCATGAAGGACTGCGCCCACATCATGGAGGTCCTCGAGTTTAGCCACGCCAACCGAGACGACGCGTGGATAGGGTACGCGTCGTTTCAGCAGTGCACTCGTTGCGGTATTACGGACGCTGTGGTCGACAAATTCTAACAGCAACCACTAGAGGCGTATATGCGAAACGGAACCGTCGGCACCATGGAATTACCTGGGCCTGTGACGATCGAGGCTGTTCACAGCCTCCAATATCTCGTTGTGCGATGCGCATGCTGCGGCGCAGAAAAGCGCAATCGAATCCTTTCCGGGAGGGCAACTTCACCTGACCTGTTCTTATCCAGCGTCCGCCGTGCCGGGTGGGAAGTCGATGAGAAGCGGTCGGAAGCCTACTGCCCGGAGCACACCGCCTCGAAGCGGCGCAAGGCCCAGAAGGCCGCACTACTCGCTACCGTAGTGAAAGACGAACCCCTCACCCAGGAGTTGCCCGTGGACGCCATGCCCGCCGACACAACGACGCCAAAGCCGCTCACCACCGACCAGCGCGTGATGATCCGCGGGCTGTTGGACAAGCACTTCGATGACAAGGTCGGCCGCTACCTCGACAACATGAGCGACCAAGCTATCGCGGAAGCGGTGTCGGTCCCGCGCATCCATGTCACGACGATGCGCGAGGCAGCCTACGGCCCGCTGCGCGTCACCGCCGAGATGGAGGATCTGGCCAAGGCCAACGAAGCGTTGGCTCGCGCCGTCGCCGCATTGCAGCGCCAGCTCGACCAGGTGCAATCAAGCCTCACCGAAGTGGCAGCCAAGCTCTCCGCGTTGTCGGCTGATGCGGCAGCGCACGGCGTCCGCGTCAATCGCGTGCTGTCGGGGAAATAACACTAGACTCGGATTTGACCAGGTGTTATTATAGCGCCCCAATAAATCCACAATATAGCACACACATGAACAGCACCATCCAAGAGCCCAAGAAGTTCGCGTGGTCGTATTCCGCCCTCAAGAACTTCGAGACCTGCGCCAAGCGTTACCTGCACTACAACATCCGCAAGGACGTGACAGAGCCGGAGACGCCGCAGCTCGCCGAAGGCAACGCGCTGCACGCGCACTTCGCTGCGCGGCTGCAGAAGGGCACCCCCCTACCGTTGGGGTTCGGCATGCACGAGCCGCTCCTGGCCCGCATCGCCGCCGCGCCCGGCCAGCTCATCGTCGAGCAGAAGCTGGCGATCACCGCGGAGTTCCGCCCGACCACCTATTTCGCCAAGGACGTTTGGTTCCGCACCGTGGTCGACGCCGGCAAGACGCACGAAGGGCGCTGCACCATCTTCGACTGGAAGACCGGCAAGCAGGTGGCCGACGACACACAGCTACAGCTCATGGCCGCGAGCGTCATGGTGCACGACCCGTCGGTGCAGCGGGTGAAGGCGGCGCTGGTCTACGTCAACCACGGCGGCATCGAGCAGGCGGAATACACCCGCGAGAGCCAGGCCGAGATCTGGAACGGCATCATCCCGCGCGTCCGCGCCATCGAGCGCGCCGCGGCCGAGCAGAGCTATCCGCCAAAGCCGTCGGGTCTGTGCCGCCGCTACTGCGCGGTGGTGTCGTGTCCCTACCACGGGAAAGGAGGGTGAGATGCGCGAGACGACGCTGCGCAAGGTGCGCGGCATCCTCCCCGATCTGGTGCTGTCGCAGCTCCCGCGCACCGTGCGCGAGCGCGGCATCGGCGTGAAGATCGAGTGCGACAGCGCCATGATGCGCGTCTACGCCATCCTATCGCTGAACGATCGCCGCGATCCGCGCGTCTGGAAATTCGAGCTGCAGGACGGCGTGTTCGAGGGCCGGCGCGTTCCTACCCGCCTGCGCGACGAAGATGTCTCCCTCCTTTGTGTGAGTGTGTAGCAATGTCACTACCGTCGTGGTTGAAGAATGCCATGGGAAGCCCGGACCTGGCGAAACAGCAGGCATCGCCGTTCGATGTGCAGGCATCGCCGTTCGATGTGCAGGCGGGGCCGATTAACAGCGTCGCGCAGGGTATCGGGATCGCGCAGCCCTACAACGGCGACCCGGCGATGATCCAAGCCGCACTGAACAGTTATCCCGGCGCATTCACACAGCAATACATCCCCGACACAAAAGCGTTCGGTAATCCGATCGAAGCCGTCGCGCGCCGTATCACCGACCGCCTCATCGAGAAGATGCCGGTAACGGCCGCGATCAAGGTTTTCAGCATCGAGGTGCGGTTCAACGGCACCGTGGGCACGGTGATGGTCATCTTCGACGCGCACCGTCGCAATCCGACGCCGGGCGAACCTCTCACCCTCCACCTCACCGACGACTTCCCGACCGATGCCGACATTTCGCGCATCCTGCTGGCGATGCCATGACGCCAGAAGGAAAAATCAAAGAAAAGGTCAAGAAAATACTTGATCCGCGCCGCCCGCGTCTGTACTATGACATGCCTGTTCCATCGGGTTACGGCAAGTCCACGCTCGATTTTGTCGGCTGTTACTTCGGCCGCTTCTTCGCCGTCGAGACCAAGAAACCCAAGGGCCGGCTGACCTACCGCCAGGAGGGCACGCGCGACGACATGCGTGCGGCCGGCGGCAAGGTGTTCGAGGTGATCGGCGACGAGGGCCTGGGCGCGCTCGAAGCCTGGCTGATCGAGGTTGAGGAGGCGCACCGTTGATCCACGTTGCGAAAGGCGGCACGACCGTAGTGGTGCCCTACCAGCACGAGCTTGCGCTGCTGGTGCCGCACGCCAAGACGCTGGTGCACAACGGCGAGCGGCTGCTGGTGATGCCGAACGGGCCGGAGGAAGCACAGCTCTGCCGCAACCTCGGCGTGCCGGTGCCGTCCCCGATCTTCACGCGCTACGACTGGCCCGGCGACAAGGAGCCGTGGCAGATCCAGAAGCTCACCGCCGGCGTCATGGCGGAGAACACTCGTGCATTCATTCTTAACACTATGGGAACAGGAAAAACGAGGAGCGCCATCTACGCCGCCGACTACCTGATGAAGCTGGGCACGATCCGCAACGCGCTGATCCTGTCGCCGCTCTCGACCCTCACCATGGTCTGGGAGCGCGAGCTGTTCGCCACCACGCCCTACCGTAGGGTGAAGGTGCTCTACGGTCCCAAGCAGAAGCGGATTGCTGCGCTGCAGCAGGGTGCCGAGTTCTACATAACCAACCACCACGGCTTGCTGGTGATGGACGATGCGCTGCTGGCGAAGAAGTTCGACGCCATCATCATCGACGAGCTCGCGGTGTTCAGGAACCGCGGCACGGAGTTGTGGAAGGCGGTCAACCGCCTGGTGCAGCCGGCGCCGTATGCCTGGGGCCTGACCGGCTCTCCGACGCCGCGCTCGCCGCTCGACGCCTATGCCCAGATCCGCCTGCTCGCCCCCGGCCGCGCGCCGCGCACCATGGGCATGTGGGCCGACATGACGATGCGGAAGATCACTCAGTTTAAGTCTGTCGCGCGGCCCGAGGCCAACACCATCATCCACCAGGCCATGCAGCCATCGGTGCGCTTCACCCGCGAGGACGTGATGGAGCTGCCCGACACCACCTACGTCGATCGCAAGATCGAGCCCGACGCCGAGGCGAAGCGCGCCTACAAGATGCTCTACGACAAGATGCGCGCGCAGACCCAGGACGGCCGCTCGATCACCGCTGCGAACGAGGGCGTGCTGACGATGAAGCTGCTGCAGGTCGCCTGCGGATACATCTACGCCGACGACAAGACCGTCTACGAGCTGCCGAACAAGGCCCGGCTCGCTGCGCTCGAGGAGATCGTCGATGAGTGCGACGCCAAGCTGCTGGTCTTCGTCCCGTTCGTCCACGCGCTGCGCGGCGTGTCCGAGCACTTGCGTGCGGTCGGCCACTCCGTCGAGATCGTCTACGGCGAGACCAGCAAGGGCGCCCGCGACCGCATCTTCCACGCCTTCCGCACCGAGGCCGACCCGCGCATCATCGTCGCCCACCCCCAGACCATGGCCCACGGCCTCACCCTGACCGAGGCCAACACGGTCGTGTGGTACGCGCCGGTGTCCAATCTCGAGATCTACGAGCAGGCCAACGCCCGCGTCACCCGCCCCGGGCAGACGCGCAAGACGCTGATCGCGCACCTCGCCGGCACCAATGTCGAGCGCGCCACCTACAAGCGCCTGCGCGAGCGCGCCTCGATGCAGGGGATGCTCTTGCAGATGTTCAAGGAACAAGGAGTGGAGTTCTAGTGCCCGACCTCACCTTCATCCTCCTCAACGGCCCGCCGCGCTCGGGCAAGGACACGTTCGCAGCCACGGTGAAAAAACACTACGGTAGTAGCGTTACGCACCGGAAATTCTCTGCGCCGCTCAAGCAGGGCCTGACCGAGATGTTCCGCCTTACTGGCCACGAGATCAAGAAGCTCGAGGCCGACAAGGGCACGCCGTCGCCGCTACTCGGCGGCATGTCGTGGCGCGATGCGCAGATCTGGCTGAGCGAGGAGGTGATGAAGCCGCGCTTCGGCGCCGACATCTTCGGCCGGCTGCTGTGCAAGCCGTTCGAGGGCGGCATTGACCCGCGGCGCCGGCTGGCGGTGGTAAGCGACAGCGGGTTCATCACCGAGGCCCAGGTCGTGCGCGACAAGTTTGGCGCGGCCAACGTCCACGTCGTCGAGCTGCACAAGCCGGGCTGCAGCTTTAAGGGCGACAGCCGCTCCCACTGGTCGGATGCGAGCTGGAACCGGCACGTCCTGCACAACGACGGCGACCTGGAAGCCTACAAGTCCAAGGCGATCGCGCTGACACGATTCATCATGAGGTGGTGAGCCACCCAGGAGGGAGACATGAACGAGACCACAACGGTAGTGCCTGACACCGAGGCCAACGCCTCGCCGGCACCGACCGTCAACCCCATGCTTGGCCGCCCGGCCGACTGGCTGCTGGCCAAGTATGTCGCCCTGCGCGACAGGAAGAAGGAGCTGGACGACGCGCACAAGAAGGAGATGGAGCCCTACAACCTGCACATGGGCAACATCGAGGCGGCGCTGCTGGACATCCTGAACAGCAACAAGGCCGACAACATGAAGTTGCCGGGCGGCACCTTCTACAAGACGACCCGCACTTCCGCCGTCGTAACCCGCTGGGCCGACGTGCTCGACTACATCCGCGAGAAGGAAGCGTGGGAGTTGCTCGAGGCCCGGGTATCGACGACTGCCGCCCAGGCCATCCTTGAGGAAACCCAGGCAGCCATCCCCGGTGTTGAGGTCAAGCGCGAGACCCGCTTGAACGTCCGGCGGTCCTGATAAATACTACCCTAGTAGGAGAACCCCCATGAACGCACTCGCACCGCTGGCCGGTGGCGTCCCCGCGGCCTTCGCCAGCCAGGCCGGCCTGCCCGACATGAACGCGGCAGCCTCGCAGGGTCTGTCCGCTGGCTTCGCCGTCGTCGGCTACAAGGGCCGCAACTGGCGCATCAAGTACCGTGGCGACGAGCAGCTCCTGAAGGACGCCAAGGGCGTGCCGATCCCCGCGCTCGAGTCCGTCATCGTCGGCGTCAGCCCGCACGTCTCCAAGCAGTACTACGACAAGCGGTACAGCGAGGGCGACGATGCGGCCCCCGATTGCTTCTCGCTCGACGGCATCACCCCCGACCCGCAGAGCGCCAAGAAGCAGTGCGAGAGCTGCGCCGCCTGCCCGATGAACGTGTTCGGCAGTCGCATCACCGAGGCCGGCAAGAAGGCCAAGGCGTGCCAGGATGCGCGTCGCATCGCCATCGTGCCGCTCGGCGACATCGAGAACGCGAGCTACGGCGGCCCGATGCTGCTGCGCCTGCCGCCCATGTCGCTGCCCAACCTGGCGACGTTCTCGCGCGAGATCAGCCGCTACGGCGCGCAGCCCTACATGGTCGCCACCGCGATCGGCTTCAACTACGACGTGGCCTACCCCGAGATCACCTTCGCCGCGGCGCGCTGGCTGAGCGAGGATGAGGCCAAGCGCGTGGTCGAGGTGATGAAGGATCCGCAGGTCGAGCGCATCCTGTCCACCAGCGACGTGGCCGAGATGGCACCCGCCGCCGCGCCGTCCGCGCTGGCCCAGGGTGGTCCGCCGGCGGCGTTCGTCCAGCCCGCCGCGCCGGCCCCTGCCCCGACGGTAGTGGCGCCCGCTCCGGCCCCGGCGCCCGTGCAGGCTGCCGCGCCGCCCCCGCCGTCGGCCTTCACCGCTCCGGCCCCGGCGCCCGTGCAGGCGCCCGCCGCGCCGCAACCGACTGTCCAGGCGGCTCCGGCTCAGCCCCCGACGGCTGCGCCGAAGGCGCCGGACGACATGGAGGCAGCGATCGACGCGCTGCTTTCGTGAGCCAGCGGGGAGGGCGGCGGCCACCGTCCTCCCCGTTCTACCTTCACCCCGTCGGGAGGGATGAATGGATACCGCGCAATTCCTGGCTCGTGTCGTCCCGCCAGGGAATTTCATGACCATCTCGGTCAACTACGACCCCACCAAGCCGGGCATGTTCGGCAACCGAATGTTCCCCCACGGGGCGTTCGCCGAGGCCGCCGGCTACCTGCGCTGGGCCGCGGGCAAGGGGCTCGACGCCTATTTCGCGCTGGCCTCCTACCGCATGGCCGAGCCGAAGACGGATACCCGGGGCAACGTCCAATACAAGGGCAAGCGCGAAGCCTCGAACACCATGGCGTTGCGCAGCTTCTGGGTCGATCTCGACGTGAAGCGCGCAGGCGACAAGAAGGCGGCCGGCGCCGCGTTCGACAGTAAGGCCGAGGCGGTCATGTGGATCGCCGGGTTCGTCAAGGCCACCGGCTTTCCCCGCCCGAACATGATGGTGCACAGCGGCTACGGCCTGCACGTCTACTGGGTCCTCGAGGACCCGATGAACACCCAGGACTGGCAGCCATATGCCGATGCCCTCAAGGCCGCGCTGCAGGCGCAGGGATTCAAGGGCGACGCCGGCATCAGCGCCGACGCGGCGCGCATACTGCGCCCGCCCGGCACCGTCAACGCCAAGACCGTGCCGCATGTGCCGGTCGAGCTCGACCCGAAGATCGCCGGCGGCGAGATCCCGAACCAGGTCATCCTGCAGGCGCTGACACCCTACCTCGGCATGGCGCCGGTGCGCTCCACTACCGGAGTGCTGCAGAGCCAGCAGGCCGCGGCGGCGCTCGGTGGCGGCGGCAGCAACGTCGCCTCGATTTTCCAGGGGCAGGCCAACGCCGCCGCGGCGGCCCAGGCCAACCTGCCCACCAACACCCGCCCGCGCCACTTCGCCAAGATCGCCACGCGCTGCAAGCAGGTCGAGAAGTCGCTCGCTGAGCACGGCGCCCAGGATATGTACCCGCTGTGGTATCTGGGTAACCTGACGCTCGCGCATTTCTGCGTCGACGGCAGCCAGTTCGCACATCCGATCAGCGACGGCCACCCCGCCTACACGCCGCAGGCGATCGACGCGCGGATGCAGCAGGTCGCCGCCGAGGTGCAGAGCAAGGGCAACGGCCCCCCGGCCTGCGCGGTGTTCGACCGCGGCCGCGCCGGCGTGTGCCAGACCTGCCCGTTCCGCAACCAGGTGCGCTCGCCGTGGGATCTCGGCATCGAGGACAGCGACTTGCCCGACCGCTACCGGCGCCAGAGCGGCTTCGTCGAGGTCGAGGCGTGGGACAGCACCGCCAAGGCGTACGTCTGGCAGCGCATGCTCATCGGCGACGTGGTCGACCCAAAGCTCGACGAGCTGCCGAACGGCTATGCCCTGCATTTCAACTACCTGCGCCAGGGCCGCACGTTCCCGATCTACGTGCACGCCGACCAGATCAACCAGGACAACCAGGCGCTGGCCCGCACCCTCGCGACGCAATTCCTGCTTGTGCAGCAGCACGCCGTCGCCCGCATGAAGGACTTCCTCTTGGCCTGGATCGAGCAACTGCGCGACCGCAAGGCGGAGCGCCCCAACGCGACGAAACCGTTCGGCTGGGCCCGGGAGGGTGGCAAGGTGCTGGGTTTCGCCGTCGCCGGCACGCTCTACCGCCCCGACGGTAGTGAGGACCGGGTGCCCACTTCGGACCCGATGCTGGCACACGCCTACAAGCCGGCGGGCGATCCGTCGCTGTGGAAGGCGGCGGCGGACACGGTGATGGCCGGCAACCCCGCGCTGCAGGTCGTGGTCGCCACCGCCTTCGCCGCGCCACTGGTGACGTTCACCGGGCACTCGGGGGCGGCGGCGTCGATATGGTCGGCCCGCTCGGGCGCCGGTAAGTCGAGCGCGCTGAAGGTGGCGCAGACGGTGTGGTCGCACCACAAGCAGGCGCTGACCATGAACGACACCGCCAACTCGGTGCTGCACAAGCTCGGCCAGACGCGCCAACTCCCGGCGCTGTGGGACGAATGCCGGGTGCGCGCCGGGCACGAGGCGGCCTTCGTCGACATGGTGTTCTCCCTGGTCCAGGGCCGCGAGAAGGCCCGCATGCGCTCGGACGTGACGCTGCGCGAGAGCGGCGAGTGGGAGACGCTGCTGCTCCTCACCGGCAACCGGGCGCTCATCGACTACGTCGCGGGCGACGAGGGCACCGACGCCGGCGCGCTGCGCCTGTTCGAGTTCAATCTCGAGCCGCCCACAACGCCCTTCTCCGCCACCGCGTCGGCGACGATCGCCAAGGTGGACACCAACTACGGCCACGCCGGCCGCGCCTACGCCGCCTGGCTGGCGGCGAACACTACCGTCGCCGAGAAGGCGGTGCACAAGGCGGCCGATTGGTTCGTGGTGCAGACCCAGGCGCTGCAGGAGGAGCGGTTCCTCATCGCCTTCATGTCGACGGTGCTGGCCGGCGCGCTGCTCGCCAAGCAGCTTGGGCTGGCCGACTTCGACCTGCCGGGCCTGCGCCAATTCATGCTCGACGCCTTTCTGCTGCAGCGCGCCGAGCGCAGCCAGAACACACTGATGAAGGCCGACGGCACGCTCGACCTCGAGGACGTGTTCAGTCGCTACTTCGTCGAGATGGGCGGGCGGCGCCTGGTCACCGACACCTTCTCCAAGCGGGGTCAGCGGCCCAAGATCCTGTGGATCCCGCAGAAGGCCGAGAGCGCGGTCATCCACGCCTCGCAGGCCGACAATACCATCCGCCTGATCCGATCACCCTTCCGCGACTGGTGCCTCAAGCACCGCCTCTCCTACGCCATGGTGGCGCAGCAGGTGCAGAAGCAGTGGCACGCGCGCATCGCCAAGGTGATGTTCGCCGGCGGCGTCGGCGGGCACTCCAACTTCGCCTGGTGCATCGACCTGCCGGTCCGGCCGGAGACGGCGCACATGCTCTACATCGACCCCGCCGCGACGCAGCAGGCCCAGCCGGCGGCGTCCGCCGGGACGATCCCGCAGCGGCCAGCCGCAGCAGCCGCTACCCCATAACCACGACAGTAGTG